ATTGCGAAACCCAGGACGATGGTCTCGTGGGTGTATCTGGCCACGTAACTTTCCTGGGCGTCGTCGTACTGCATGGCCTCGCCCTCCTGCTTGACGGGGGCGGGACCGAAGCCGGTGATCTTGACCTCTTCTTCAAAGGAACGCTCGGAGTTTTCGATGGCGAAAATCTCCTTGTGCTCCTCCTGGTAGCGCTTGTACTCCACGCCGAACAGGGCGTTTAATCCGGGGATAAGTTCCTTGAGTAATTGTGCTCTAGAGATCGCCATAACTTATCCTCCTTAGATCGCGAGCGAGTTCATCATGCGGTGAACGCCGAAGTTCCAGCACACCAGCACGTCGGTGAAGGGATCTCCCGGCTGCGAACCGGGCGCATTGGGGAAGCCCACGATGGTGAGCGCGAGCGTGGCGGTGACGGCGATGCTGGCCGCGTCGCCCGCGATCAGACTGTCGCCGGTCGCGATGTTGCCGTTGGCAGAGCCGGGAACGAGCGAGCTGGCCAAGAGGCCCATGTTCAGTTGGAGCTGGTTGTTGTTGACCGGCCCAGAAGCCTGGATCTTGAAGACCGCCCAAGGGTGTTCCAGGACCTTGCAGCGCACCTGGGTGGCCGTGGTGCCCAGGCCTCCCGGCAGGTACTGCGAATTGACGAACCCGCGAATCGGGTCCTGCCATTCCGCGCCGAGGAAAACGCCGATGGGCGAATTGGCCGTGGTGGCATTGGTGGGCGACGCCGCGATCTTCTGGATATTTCCAGCGACGATGGCGACGGGCTCGGCGAAAAAGATGGGGTTGGTCGGGTTGCTCAACACCGGGTAACTGCGAATCGCCGCAGCGAAAGGCGTTCCCCCGAAGATCTGCACCGGCCTCATCCCGTAGGGACTGCTGATTTGCGCCATAAGCGATGAGTCTCTCCGTTGAGTACACGTTGGCGGTCACGCACGCCCGCCGGGGCGCGCGCGCGAACAGGACCTAGCGGGGAGGCGGGTGCAGTGTCACCTCACGCCGGTCGGCAATTGCGTTTCGCCCCCAGGATCGCGTCGCGCCTCGGGTCCGAAACGGGTTCGCGGTTTTCCACTTTCCCGAAACATGCTGCGCATCCGTGGGTCCTGCTCAGCCATGAGTTGACTATCGACTGCGTTCATTTGCGCCACGGTCTGGTCACGGTAATACCGGCTGCGCGCGCGGGTGATTTCCTCGGGAGCCTTGCATAGGAGCAGTCCCCCCACCTCGATGGAATCGGGGAAGCGGGAGTCCCTGTCGGTGAGCAGTTGGAGTTCGGGATGCTCGGAGGCCTTCACCGGCACATAGCCCTCGCGCAGGCGGCGCGAGACGTTGGTTGCATCGGACTGTCCACCAGCCGACGTTCGTATCCACCGGAATTTGACTCCCGGTCGCTGCGCGGGGTCGGGCAGTGAATTGGCGGGCCGCCATGCGGGGGCGCGCGCCTCCGACTCGCGAGTTTCCTGCTCTCTCGGGGTTCGGTCAGCCATGCTTCACTTCCCCCCGTTCCTCTTGAAGGACCAGCTCGGCAGCATACTGTTCAGGCGTGATGCCGAGCCGGTGCGCCAGCCGCACCTGCGATTCTGATAACCGGATAACGCGGGAGCGGCCAGCGGTCGCAGATCCGGCACTGCGTGTGCCGCCCGCCACTGCTAACGGACGGGTATGGGCGCGCGGCTCCTCGTCGGGCTCATGGCCGTTGCCATTGCCGTTTTCGAGACCGGGCAAAGTCGCTAACTCCTCCTCGATGGTCTTCCAGTAGACATCGGGCGTGCCGAGCGAGGTGATGTTGCGCTCAAACAGATCCTGGTGCAGGCCCTTCAAATACCGGGTCTGCTTCTCATAACCGGGTTTGCCCCACCACGTGTTCTTGGCGAACCACGCATCGGCGCGCACATCGCGCGGCGGCTGGCCGGGAGCGGGCGGCGGCGCGGCCTGCGCGGGCGGCGGCGCATCCTCGACCGGCGCGTCCTTGAGCAGGTGCAGACGCTCCTTCTCGGCCACGGCGCGCGCCATCTTCTCGTTGCTCGTCAGAAAGTCGTCGATGGAGCCCGCCTCGTGCGCCTGCTTCGCCTGTTGTTTGGCCTGCGCGATCTCGGCGTCGGTGCGCGTGATCGCCTGATGGATCACCGCCTGCTCGCCGCGCGCCACGTTGCGCTTCAGCTCGGCGTTCTCCCGGTAGAGGCGCTGCGTGAAATCGGTGCTGGTGGCGAGATCGCGCTCCTTCTGCTCGCGGATGCGGCGCTCCTCGTGGTAGGCGAAGCGCAGCTTCTTGATGCGGTCCTGGACCTCGTCCGAGTATTTCCTGAGTTCGTCGTCCTTGACATCGAGCGAGCGCGTGTCGCCCCGGAGCGTGGGCCGCTCGCTGCGCTTCTCGCGGACCACCTCCACTTCGATCCCGCCGTCTTCCGTTTCGACCGTGATGTCCTTGCCTTCTTCCGCCATAACCCTATACCGCTCGCGTGATCCGCTCGGGCTGGTAGATCACGGCTTCGACCGTGTCGTCGTTGATCAGCCGGTACTCCTCGCCGTCGATACAGAAGCGCGTGCCCGAATACTCCCGCATCAGGACGGTGTCGCCCACTTGGCAGTACGGCCCGCAGGGAAACCGCTCGTACTCCCGGTAGGCCGCCGCGCCCATGGCCAGCACCACGGCCATCTGGCTGGCCGCCTCGTGCGCCTTGCGCGCGTTTTCAGGAAGATAGATCCCGCCCTTGGTCTGCTCGCCCAGCTTGAGCAGGCGCACCAGGAGGCGGTAAGCGGTGGGCCGCATGATTTCGAGGATTGCCTCGATGGAAGCCGGGGCCGGTTGTAACTCAACGCTACTCATGTCTCCTTCACCTGCGCGCGGGCCTTCAGGATCGACTGCAAGGCCAGCCGCAAACCGCGAATTTCGCCCACCAGCATACAATAAGCCGGGTAATCGGTGGGAGCCCCGCAGGCAAGACTATTTACCCGGATCTCTAACATCTCCTCTAGCGCCCTGGTCAACAGATAGTCGAAAGTTTCCATACTTAAACTAAGTCAACTAAGTTAACTATTTAAAGCATCTAAAAGCATCAGTTTGCCGCCCTTTTTCATGGGCTTGGCCTGATCCCCGTGCCCATAGGCCTGCTTGCGGATGGCCTCGCGAAAGGCGTCCAGGCGGCGCGCGCCCGAGCTGCTGCTGCCGTCGCCGAGCGCGGCCACGGTGGGCGCGTCGATCACGTACTCGCCGTCACTGAGCAGCACCTTGCGCCCGCTCGGGGTGCGCGCCTCGATCTCGTCGCTCTGCCCGCTGCCGGGGCCGCTCAACAGGCCGCCCACCTGCATCCCGGCGGGCGCGGGCGGCTGCTGCTGGGGCGGCTCCTCGGGCGGCGGCGCGCCCTGGCCGCTCGGGCCGCTCGGGGAGAGGTCGTCCTCGTCGAAATCGGGCGGCCCGCCCTGATCGTCGGCGTCGGGCTCCTGATGCTGGCCGAGCACCATCTGGCGCAGCTCCAGGTAATCGTCCATGCCGAAGGCGTCGATGAAGGCCTGGATGGCGCGCTTGGGGTCGGGGCTCTCGCCGCGCAAGGCGGCCATGGCCCCGACCACGAGCTGCTTGAGCTGGGCGTCGTGCGGCGACAGATTGTCGTCGGGCGAGCGCAGGTCCTCGGGATCGGGCGCGTCCACTTCGCCGCCCTCCTGCATGGCGAACAGGCTGGGCCTGAACAGCCCCTTGGACGGCCCCTTCGCCATGCGCAGGCCGGGAGCGCGCTGCGCCGGGTACTGGTGCGGGCGGTGCCGCCCCGCGTCAAAGCCGCCGCCCAAGCCGCCGAGCGGGTTCTTCTTGGGCAAGCCCAGCGACCGCTCGGGGCCGCCGGGGCCGGGAGCGCGTTCGATGTTGCGAATCGGGTTCATCATAAGCTAATTTCCTTTAGGGGTCGGTCTCCTCCACTACCGTAAGATAATTGCTGCCCGCGCCCGAGGGCACGGCCATGATCCAGAGCGCGAGCAGCATGCACTCCATGCCGGTGTACGATGTGCCGCTGCCGCCGCTCTTCCAGGCCGTGGACTGGACTACCTGCCCGCTCTTGCCTGCGGTGTAAATGCCATTCAGGTAGACGAAGTTGCGGCCCGTCTTCGAGCTGGTCTCGACGGCGGCATGATGCGGGCTGGCGGCCTCGCTGCCGTACAGGGTCGCGCTCTGCTCGTTGCCCACCACATTGAAATCATAGGCCGCCATCAAGAGATAGGTGCCGTCGCGAGGCAGCGTGATCGCGCAGCCGGGGATCGCCGTCTGGGTGGTGGTCAGAGTCAAGGTGGCCGTCGCCCACACCTGCTGCGCCACGCTCGTACCGGGCACGTCCTCCACATTCATGATCGGCTTGAGGTACAGCATGCCGGTCGGCAGCGCGGTGGTGTCGGGCAGGTCCCCCGGCACCGCCACCGGGTCGGTCGTGATGAAGCGGCCCGCCGTCACCTCGGCGAGCGCGGTGGCCTGCCCCATGAAGCTGTTGATCGAACGCGCCAGGGCGGCGATGTACTCCTGGTCGTACTGCGGCGGCGGATCGGGCAGCGTCTGTCGGACTTGGCGCGCCATGGTTACCTCTTCCCGTCCACCTGCATGTCGGCGCGCAGGTTGCCCAGCCTCCAGCCCACGCCGACATCGCTCGATTCGATGCGGAAGCTGATCTGGCGGGCGCGCACCCGAATCCAGTTCTGCTCGGTCACGGGCGTGACCGTGAAGCGCGCGCCCACGTCCTTGGTGCCGAGCGCGGCGTTGCGCGTCAGCACCGAGATGCCGACCGACTGCGAGTTGCTCGATCCGCGAAACTGAACATCGGGTAACATACGGCCCAGGAACAGGAAGTGATCGCCGCCGCCCTGGTCCATGTCGCTCGATTCGACGTAGGCGGGCAGCGGGGAGCCGTCGTTGTCGGTGCCCAGCTCGTGGTAGTAGAGCAGGTTGGTGACCGGGCTGGCCGCAATCGGGTAGGCCGAGCGGCCCATGTCGAGCCACGCGGTGCGCTCCAGGTTGCCGATGCTCCAGTTCTGATCGACATAGTTGTAGATGATGTACTTGTCGATCTCGCTGCTTTCGCTGGAACAATAAAACCAGATCACCTCGCTGAAACTGTGGTTGTGCCCGGTGCAGATCTTGTACTCCTGGGTGTAGTTCAGGTCGCTGAACACGTAATCCTTGATGGTGCAGGGCAGCTCCTGCACTTGGCCGGTGTAGGCGTAAAAAATGCCCCGGTCCATCCAAAACAGCATGTTGCCCGCGTTCACGCTGGCGTTGGGGCCGATGATGCTCAAGCCCTCGGCCACCGTGTCGAAGCCGAAGATGTAGGGCGCGCCGATGTAGCGCATGCTCCACAGGCCGAGGTCGGTCCAGATCAGAATCTCCTGGCGCGTGCGCAGCGCGCTGATGATGTAGCTGCCAAGCGAGAGCCGCTGGCCGCCCGCACTGTTGTCGCGGCGCGGCTCCCAGTCGTAGGCGTCCTCCTCGTTCGACCAGCGCACGAGCAGCGGATCGGGCAGGGTCTGGCCCACGTCGTCGCAGCCGAAGGCGATCAGGTGCCGGTCGTTGGGCGAGACCAGCACCTGGGCCGCGTAGTTGGGGACCTGATTGGGCGTGAACACGACGCCGCCCACCGTGATCGTCTGGTTGAGCGGCGAGGCGGGCGTGCCCACGCCGAGCTGCTGGTGCCAGTAGTAGATCGGGCCGTTACGGATGTTGGCGACCAGATCCTCGCCGAAATTGTCCATGTCCCACAAGCGGATCTGGTTGACGTCGTAACCGACCGGCGAGAGCAGGCGCGGGTCGAAGCTCATGCCCCAGCCGGTCCACTCGTTGACGCTCATGCCCGAGCCGCCGCCCGCGATCCCGGTCGCGCTCATCACCTTGGTTCCCGGCACCGCCACCGTGAAGTTGTCGGCGTCGATCACCTGCTGGACCGTCATCTGCACGTTGTTGATGTCGGCGGGCAGGAAGACATCGACGGTGCCGGTCATGCCGGTGATCGCCACCGAATCGGCGTTGGTGAAACCGTGCGCGGGCGCGTTGACCTTCAGGATATCGGGCG